GTATTTAATAAATGCCTTTTTGCTGACCTGGAATTAGGTAGCCACCGGCTGATTTGACAGATCTTGCTCTATTCCCGATATTTTCCATGGAAGCTGCAGCTTCATCCGCACCCAAAAGCTTCGTTGTCCAATCCAGGGGGTCGATTCCCATTTTTACCAAATCTGGAATTTTGTCACTTAAAGCCTTCATGATTGGATCTTGAACTTTGGGAGCTTGTTTTGTTAATGGATCTACTTCTGCTATGACAGGAATTTCTTTTGGAGACCCTATAACAGGAATTTGTGTTTTTATTATAGATGCATATGTTTTTGCAACTTCAGCTTCGGAATCATTTAATCCAAGATCCATGGAAATTTGTTGTAATTTATCATCACTTAGATCTCCTCCACCCAAATATTTATTTGCAAGATCCGCCTTAACCAATTGCTTTGTTGCATACATGGTTACTGGATTTTGTATTGCAGTATTTACAATTTTTGTAGCAAACCCTGGTGCTGCTGACTGTACAAAATCTCCAAGTCTTTTATTAAGCATAGAAAGTTTTTGACCTTGCTGTGCATTTTTTATTGCTATTTGCCGGATTGCATCACTGGTGAATTGTTTTGCTCCATAACCTACCAATTGGCCTGGGATACCGCCGAACATGCCAAAAGCGTAGTCAACCAGGGGATCGACCATTTGCTTATACTTGCCATAAGCAACCTGTGTTCTGGGGTCAGCATAAGCATCTGGCCCCGGCATGTACATTGCCCCCAATTCAGTTGGCCTGCTTGTATCAGTTCCATACCAAGTTCCCGGAGAGGCTGGTCTCGGGGTTCTTGTGATGTATTGTGGTACCGATGTTTGTTGTCTGTACTGTCTTGGTTTGGGGGCAGTACGTCGATAAGACCGATTTACACCAACGGGAGGAATGCGTGGTGCAGCTTCCTCGTTTAGGGCTCTCATGAATATTTGGTTGGTGTAATCGTCAAACATGTATGTCAGAGGTTTCTAAAGTGTTGTTCAAATATCTTGATGATATTCTTTTCTAGCTTCTTTGAAGGTGTCTTCTTGATGAAATTTTTAGCATTCATCAAATCTCTTTCAGACCATAGACCGTTGCTGAAAACCCATTCTTTTCCTTCCATGATTCCGTTGACGAAAGCATTTGGGGCAGAAGGATCTGCAACAATGTCGATTGCAGCCAACATGAAGTCCTCTTGAACTTCCTGAAAGCCATTTCTGGCCTTTAGAGATCCCATTCCACGGGTTGAAACTCCTAGTTGAGCACCCTCATCGATGAGATTCTTTACGATTTTGCCCATCGGAGTGTCCAAAACCTTGGCCTTGCCATAGATATTGGATCCGTCTTCGTAAAGTTCTTTTACGATGTGGGAAACTCTGTCCAGATTAACAGTGGGGCCAGTTGGGTGGTTGAGCTCACCGAGAGCTCTGCCCTTCTGGACATACTCGTTGATATATCTCTTGCACTCTTTTAGGAGAGTGTTTTTTGGATAGATTCTTCCATTGCGATTTTTGGTATCGGACTGCATAAAAATGCCTTCGATGTAATAGTTCTTGTCACCATTACCGACATTTTCTTTGATATACTTGATGTCTTCTGTTAGTTCTGTGATGAGTTTCATTTTATTTTATATTTTTTTTAATTTATGGTCTCTGTGGAGTAACGCCTGGACCGTGTGTTGGAGGTTTCTGTCTCCATCTTTGGTATTGCTTATTCCATGCGTCTAAGGCTTTTTTATACTTATCCCATGCCGGTTTCCAGGTGGTCTCCCATTCATACAAATCTTTTTTATACTGTTCCTGACCCTTTTCACCGCTATACTTTGGATCGTTTGGATCTGGTCTTGGTGGAAGTGTTCCACCGGGACCAAATGGGTTTTCTGGTGGTGGTCCTGGGTGTTCATTATTTGGTGGTGTCCACCCCTGCCGCCCACCTCGCCCCCCACCAGGCCCAGTACCGCTGCCACCAGTTCCTCTTGATGGTGGTGCAGCCATAGCCTCATCCGGTGCATACATTGCATCTGGCATTCCGCCTACAGCTTCATTGAAGTTTTTAAACATTGATTTTGAAACATTGATATATTCTTGCTTCAATCTGTCGCCAACTTTTGAATACAAAACTTGAGATGCTTGGTCCTTAAACTTGACCGCATTCTCATTAATTGCGTTTTTTATTAAATTTTGAATATTTTCTTTCATCGTAGTCCCTTTGTTCTTTCGTAGAATGCTATGTTGGATTTTAATTTTGATGGGCTTTCTAGGATTTCTCTTACCATTGTCTGGCGGTTTTTTGCGGAAAGCGACTCAAACAACCCTACAAGCGATCTCAGTTCATGTTCATTGATATTTATGTAAGATTGATTTTTTAGTTTTAATTTGTTTTTTAACTTTGGGTCGTAGTTTTCAACAAATTCAGCAAACTGTTTTAGTTCCTCGGATGATTCAGTTGTTTCCTTCGACTCAAAAATTTTTTCATTGAAACCGGTCTCGACCTCTTTTATTGCGTCATTCAGCTTTATTGAAAGGCAGTCAACCAAACTTTTCTTAAAAGATGTGCTGTCATCTTCTAATAAATTTTTAATTCCATTTTTTAAAATTAAGTTTGGTAAGTTGTTCATTGAGGTGGTTCCTGTGGCATCTGTGCTTGCTGTTGCATCATGATCTGCTGCATCTGCTCTTGTCTGGCTTTTTCGATGTCAACCTTCATTTGCTGATCTATGACCTGAATTTCTTCCTCGGTTTGCTTCAAGATCTTTCTTCTGATAAACTCCGAGGAGAAATACTTTCCTACGTATGGTTCCACGATAGAAAGCATCTTGATTCTTTCGGCAAGAATCTCCGATTCCTTCAAATCCCAGAAGTAGTTGTCGGTGTTATATACAAATTTGATCTTTTGGCTCAAGATCTCCCAGTCGTCTTGAGTTATGACTCCGCGAAGCATTAGCTGTACGCGCATGAAGTCATAGAAAAGCTTGGAGAAGTGAGAACGGAGTCTTTCTATGAACTTATAGAATTTAACTTCTTCTCTGGTAATCTCTACAGAACGACCCATGTTGAATCCACTCTGCTCGGAAACAAGACGGCTTAGTGGAACGTTCAGGGAGTTATAGAGTTTCTTCTTAAAATAATCAACGTCCTCGATTTGGGACATTGCGTTTCCGCCGGGAAGCGTGGTAATTTGCGTTCCCTGCGAACCTTCTCTTCTAGGAAGCCAGTAATCCTCCAAAACAGAGAGATGGTTTCTTTCATCTCTTATTTCACCGCTGCTTTGGTTATATATGATGCGATTTCTGAAACGGCTCATCATGTCGCGCATGTATTGTTCGGCTTTTTGCTTTGGCAATTGGCCTACATCGACATAGAATACTCTGCGTTCAGGGGCCCTAGCTACACGGTAGACCAAAAGAGCGTCTTCCAGCTGGCGAAGCATGTTAATCGGTCTGATTGCTTTGTGAAGATAACCAAGGATTCTCTTTGTGTTTAGATCAATCAGTCCAGATGGAACATAGACTACGCTATCCATGGAAAGGTGTAGTCCGCCTGGTCCGGTTAAAAGAAATGAATCTTTATCTGAATCGGTATAGAGATAATATTCCTCTATTTCCTTGATCATTGTCACCGGTTGATGGAAACCTTTTTGAGGTTCTTTTTTAACTTTTCTTATTTTTCTAATTTTTAAAGGATCAATTGGAATAATTTCTTTGATTCCTTCTTGTGGGTTGTCTTTATCAATGATTATATTGTAAAAAAGTTTTGAATCGATGTACCAACGGCGGAACATCTCGTAACCGCGTTGGTTGAAGTCAAGCAAAGAAACAATTCTATCAAACTCACGGTACATCTTTGTTTTAATTGCATCGGAAACGGGCACATCCCGCAAATCCATTTTAACTGGAGTGTTTTCAGTTCCTTTTACAATCGCAGCATTTACAATTTCTTCAATTGCGTTATCCACCTCTGGATATACAGACATGTTTCTGTATTGGACAATTGAGCTAGATTCATCCTTAAGAGTTCCTGTATAATCGATTGCACTGCTGAAATAGCCACCAGCCTCTACAGTGATGGTTCCATCAAACTTTTCCGGAGCAGAAAATTTTTGCAAAACATCTTCTTGTTTTTGCTCTATTGTTTTCTTTTTTCCGAATTCAAAACCAAATGCTTCTATTTCCATGTGTTTACCTAATATAGTTATGTCTCTGTAATGCCTTGGATTTCAATCCAATCAAAGAGAAAAACTGCAGGAAACTGGTTAAATGCATTGGCGTTTCCCATGTTTAGTGGGATGGCTCCGAGTGTTCTTGGCCAGCAACCATGCATTCTAAATGTCTTCAATGGAGTATTGTCCTCGCCGTTTAGCTGAAGATGCTGGACTTCCCAGTTATAAGCCTTGTAATCATTACTGAGGCTCGGTATCGAAGAGACATTTGTTACGTGATTGTTTATGGAATTCTGCCAATTGTGGAATTTTTTCCAGAGATTTCCGTTATCCGTGGTGTCATCAAGGATGATTACGCTCCATGCTGGATATTGCTTTTCTGCTGGATAATACTTTTTTCTTCCAAAATAATTGTATTCCAATGATTGTGTGGAAAGATTTGGAATCTGGGTAGCGCGAATGTGAAACTTGCTTATTTGACCGTTTCCGGGAATTATACCCTGTACAAGAAAGCGATTAAGGCGTGTTCCGCCATTAAACCTTTCCTTGAACTCATTTATGCTGATTGACATGTTACAATCCTCCCGCGATATCGTAGTAATCAAACTTTAAACTTACGCTAAACACAGAAAAATCTGCCTTTGCCATGTCCAAATCAATATTGCTAATTTGCTCGGGCCAGCAGTTTATTAGGTTGATGGTTCTCAAAACACCGCCGTTTAAATCTAATTGATTTATTTTCCAAGTCTTTTGAAGCTGTTTATAGGAAAAATCTGAATTTGAAACGGTGTGAGTTACGTGACTGTCAAGCAATTCTTTCCACCTGTTGAATGCTCTCCAGAGATTATTTGTACCACTGTCATCATAAACGCTTACGATCCAGGATGGGTAGTTTCTGTCTCCCGCAAAGTAAAGAACTCTGCCGCGATACGGCACTGTTATTGTTCCGACTTCAGCCTGCGGCAAAGAAGCTGCAAATATCTTAAATTTTGTGTTGATTGGATCAACTGCGACACCGGTTGGCCAGCCAGATGTTGATATTACTTCAAATCTGTTTGCTCTGGTGCCGCCGCCAAAAGCCCGCTTAAATGATTGTATGCTGTTGTCATTTGACATTTGTTATCTTTATTATGTGGCTATTGATACGCTAAATGTAAACGATTCCGTTGTTGTTAGTGGTTTTACTGTTATTTCGGCATTCAAAGTTGTGGAATTGTCCACGTTGTTTGTTCCATCGCATATGATTTGGGTAAAAGTGCTATCCAAATATTCTGTAAGCGATTGTATGTAAAGTGTAATTTCGGTAGTAACCGATGCACGAGTGGATGCATTGTTGAGATTGTAAAGATACTTCAACATGATCTCTCTAACGGTTTTTTCTATCGTATTTCTTAGATACGCTGGACCGATTCTTTCAATTGCCGTATATGCATCAGACGCACCAGCTGTTGCCCCAACCAAGTCAGATCCAATAAAATACTGAACGTTGTTGCCACTTCCTGTCTTTGAATAAAAATTTACTCTATTATTTTTATAAATGTTCTTTGTGGTTGTATCTTCCCAGAGAACAATATTATTGATCGTTGTGTTTAGTGGGATTGAATAATTTATTCCCGCGACAGTGAAGGGAAGATCCTGTTGATCTTTTGATCTTGCAAATGCACCCGCAGCATCCGCAACAGAAGATATCGTGTATAGAATACTTGTTCCGCTTCTGAGGCTTTCTGTCGAGAATTGCTTCTTGCTTTGACCACCGACATTGAAGATTCTGTCGGCAACTGTTGCACCCTCGGTAAAGACAACGTTGGCAGAGCTGCTGAAAAGAGAATCAAAATTTAGTGCAGTGTATCCAGCACCGTCGTTCACTGATGGAAATATTCCTACGATATAATCATTATTTTCCAAGAACCTTGCTGAATTAGTGAAGCCACTTTGACCGATCATCACATCAAGCAGATTTGTTGTTGTGTTTTGGTATGTAACAAATCCCGCACAAGTTCCGGCAATTACCAATCTTCCACCGTAAGAAAGGTAGTTTAGCGCGTGAATAAAATCATTTCCCGTGTTTCTGGCCGTTACATTGGGTTGAGCCGAGGAAGCGTTAAAAGAGAAGAAACCAAAAGTTCCACCCTCTGTATTTCTAGAAATTAGGCAGTATGTTATTCCGCCAAGAAGATTTAAATCATTTATTAAAGAATTGTGGTTGGTGTATTCAATGTAAGGGTCATATGTGTACCCTCTAGTCGGATTCGCAACCTGGCTTCTTGCATAGATTAGCCACCCAAATAAACCACCTGGATCATTGCTAGCTGCACCAGAGGCTCCGTTAAAGGTTGGAGCAACATATGTAGAACCAGCCAACATGCCCGCATAAAGAGGAAGTGTTTTTGATTCGCTGCGGAAAATTGCAGGTGAAATGAATGAATTTAAGTTGCTTGGCATTTGTTCCCTTATTTATAAAATATTTATATAATTTTAAGCTGGATACCAAACAACATTACCATCTGAAAATTTTTCATCATCTTCATTGGGATTTAACATAAAAAGGGTATTATCCTCTTCGGGATCCTTGGCTTGTTCAAAATTTAATTTTGCAGATTCAATCAAGTCAGCAAAGTATTCCTGCCTACACAGCCAAGAAAAGAACACAAGAGTCATTATCATGTCATCATTGTGTCCATCATCCGCTTTAAAGGTGTTAGATTTGGATATGAAAGTCATCAGTTCTTGTATGATTCTTTCATCATTTAGTAAAATTTTGTCTTCTTCAACTAACCTTTTAAAGATAGCACAACCCAGTTTTTTGGTTTGCGCTGTGGTTCTTAGACCATATTCGGTTCTACTTCCGGCAAATCCCTGAGAAAGCATTTGGCCTTTTCTTCCTTTTATCGTGGTCATTAGAACATTTTCATATTCCAAATCGTTATAGAGTATATTTGCAACCTGTCCTCCGATGTCATTGGTTTCCACCAAAACATAAGCATGGTTGTATTTTTCAGCCAAAGACTTTATAATCGTCGGAAAATGAAATGGACTTACCGTATTATTTTTGTAGGTCGCCACAACCTCATAGGGACTTCTTGATCCGTTTATAACCGTTATTGCCGAATAGTCAGATGCCTGACCTCTAGAAACGTCGGCCATCAAAAAGTATATGTCGTCTTTGTTTTCATTCTTAAAAATTCTGGTTCCATCAGCTTCTTCTTTTATAAATTCTTCTGGGGCAAGAACGTTTAACTTAGTAGAAGAAATAAGTGTATTTGATGATCCAAGAAAGCTGCATCCATATTCCTGCTCAAATTGCTCTGGACTGGTATTGGCTATCTGCTCCGCTGCCCAGACATCATCGCGTTTCGGTCCACCCGGAGTTATTGGTACATTTCTCCAAGAAACTTCAACGGGAATAAATTTATTTTTTAACTTATGTCCTTCAGCACGGTTGGCATCCACCCAAAGCTTGTGAAAGTGATTCATCCCGTTTGGAGTTGACACTATAATAAGCTTGGTTGTCGTACCTGCAGAAATCGTAGGATACGTGGATGAATAGAATTCTTCTGCTACGTGTGAAGGCAAGAAGGCGTATTCGTCAAGAAGCAGAAGGTTATAAGAACCACCACGGATTGCGCTAGAGGATGTGGCATCGCAGATTACTCTTGAGCCGTTTTCCAACTTAAAGGATGTCTTATTCCATTCTACGACACCCTGTTGCAAAAAATGAGGTAAATTTTCATAAGCCAACTGTAATTTGGCAAACAATTCATCTTTGGCAGTCTTTAACTTGTTTGCCAGAATAGCGCAGCTGACCGACTGATTGAATGTCACGTAGTGCGTTATATATCCAATAACAGAGGTAGACTTACCAGACTGTCTGGGCCACTTAGAGATAACAAATCTATTCTTGTGAATTGCATTGACAAATTTTTGTTGATAATCATACAATTCAAAGGGCATTATTCCCTTATCCAATGTTTTGACTTTTACATATTTGCTGCAAAAATAGACGGGATCGTTGGCACACTTTACGTACTCTTTTAGCTGCTCTTCGGTGTAGGACAGCTGTATCCCGGGTGGTTTTAATTTTGGATTGTTTCTGTAACCCTGCTTATTTGTTTCCGACATCTTTTATAATTTCCGCTTCGATCACTTCTTTTTCAGTGCTTCTCTCTTTATTTAACAGGTTTTGAAGATCCTTGGTTGAACCAATAAAGACGGAATTGTTAGTCTGTTTGATTGTTGTTTTTGTATCAGCTGTCGTGGCTTTTGCTTTTTTATGTACATCTAAAACATTATTGTTAAGATCGGCCATTGTTTTGAGCATTATTGCAACAACCTCAAATGCTCTCGGAGAGTCCGATTCTGTCGCAACCTTCAGAGCACTTTCCAAGGCAACATTTCCATTACCTATGAGATTTTTTAAATTTGATTGAACAAATTCATAATCTTTTTGAAAGTTTCCTAAATCAAAATTT